AAAAGTCTTGCGTACTTTTTTTACGCCTAACCGCGCTGCTTTCCACTCTAGCTTGTCACTGTCTTTGACAAGTTTAGCCTCCATAGCATTGAAGGCTTTTATAAATCGCAATTTCCATTGCAACGCTTTCGCGCCAGTAAATCCCATTGCCAACAAAGAAAAACCATCACGGGTTATCTCTACTTCTGGTTGTTTTTTCCCACGAACATCGGTGTAATCTCGCGGACGAAAAAATGGCTGCGAGTTTTCTAGCTCTTTCTCTAGCTGGCTTATAGCGTGCAACACTCGTTTATGTGGTTTTTTAAATTGTTCTGCAACGATACGTGATGTCGTTGTCATTTCTTGAGAAACTAAGATTTCTGTAAGTTGCATATTTAACTTTCATTGTTTAAATACACATTGTAATTAAACAATTGTTTGCCGTCAAGCTATTTCCCAAAAATAAAATAGCTCGGTCATCTGAAAGTACCACGACAAACCCTATCGAAAAGATACGACTTCGATACGCTTGACTAGCTTAAATGTATGGTTAATATACCCTACATGGCTGACACGAAACTTACAACCGAGCGTAAAGATGCTGAAAAGCGTCTACGTGAAGCTGTTTCGTCTAGTGTTCAGCTAAGTAAGCTCTTTTCCGATTTTTTGGTGTTAGTCGAACGTGACTACGAATCTGACTTGCTTCAACTCGCTAGACAGGCTGTGGGGATAGCCTCTAGTGAACAGTTGATTCGCTCTCAGGCTAGTGCTTGCGGTGCGATTTATGCGCTTAAAGAATTACGAGAAGTGTTTGTCCATCGTCCCGTCACCCACACGGAAACGTCACAGCAAGGAGCTATGAATGTCGGAAGTTATTGATTTGAATGGCGAAAGCCAAGTAGTAAACCAAAATGCAGAGCCAGTTAGTTTAGAGAGCCAGTTAACATCGGGCGCTCAAGAACAACAGCCGCAAAGCAATGGTAATGATGCGAATAAACGCCGTGAAGGTCAAATTCGCGCAGAAGAAAAGCGTAAGCGAGAGCAAGAGGAACGTGAAGCACGTCTAGTAGCAAGTGCTGTAGAGACTGCATTATCAAAAGTAATGCCTCAGTTTACACAGCAACGGCAGGAAGTTGCACCACAACGACCTGAAATGCCAGATGTATTTGCAGGCGTTGCACCAGAAGCGTTAGAGCAGTACGGAGATTTGCGCCCAATTTTGGAGCAAGTTGCTAACAATGCAGCTAATCGTGGGCGTATGCAAGCAGCTCAAGAGTTTGAGTCACGATTTGGTCAACTAGACCAGAAGTATGGCGACAGATTCAATGAGATTGGCGGAGTTCTACCGCAGTTACAGCAGGGCATGGTTAATTCTATGGCTGGTGTAAACAATTCTATTCTCGCAGATAGTGCTTTTCAAGACTACTTGGAAGGGGAAACAGATGCAGGTGTGTCACGGCGTGATGCTATGGCATTTTGGCAAAAGTCAGACCCACAAAAAGCCGCAACTATGCTTGGAAAATTTGCCGCAAATTTCCAGCGTGAGACAAAGCCTGTTACTGGTTACGACCACATGGCTGCGCCCAAGCAAAGCATGGCAACAGTTCAATCAAGCGAGCCGACAAAACGATTTTCGCTTGCAAAAATCACATCTATGCGAGAAGCCGAGCTAAACAAACAGAACCCAAGTTCTCAAGTTTTGCAGCAATTGCGTGAAGTTGAAACGCGAGCGAGACAGACAAATACTCTCGATTCATAAACTTTAAGGAAATTTATCATGGCAGATTCAAGCCGTTACGGTGGTTCACCCACTACATTTGCATCAGGTTATCCTGACCATTCCGCTACTGCCCAGTGTTTTGATTACGCTGGCATTATCGAAAACATCCATTGTGAACAAATTTTCACAAAATTGCCATTGGCTAAAGCCTCTCAGCGTTTGTTGCCTGACCCAAAATCATGTGCAGCGCCACGCCGATTCTTAACTGTTGGTCGTCCTAACGTCTACGGTTATGCAATCAATGGAGGATTGAATGCCGACGTTGCAACCGCTTGCGAAGTTGAGTACAAGTTGGGTGGTTTCCACTACACTCGTATGAAGCGCAACAAGCTGGACAACTTGGTTTCATGCACAATTGACGAAGTTAACAAGGCTGTAATGCGCGAAGGCGAATTGGCTTTGGCAGAAGACGTTGATGCTCGTATGTCATGTAATTTGCCTGCATTGGCGTCTGCATGTACACAAGGCAATAACGCTGGTATGTCTGGTATCGCTTTGGGTACGCTTGCAAACCCAGTTGAATTGTCTCGCAAAATTGATGATGGCACAAAGACTTACGCATGGGATTACCTCATGGCTGGTCAACAAGTCATTGATGAAATGGGCTTAGGCGCATCTGACATTGCAGTTGTTGCTCCAGTAGCGTTCAAGTATTTGTTGGCAAATTCACAACACGGTACAAATGTTGAGTTGAGTGGTGGTACTTCTAGCTACATGGATAGCAAGTTCTGCGGTTCTATTTCAGCGCGTTGCGGTATGGAAGTGTATGCGGGTAACTGTATTACACAAGTTGGCAAAACAAGTGCAACACCATCTAAGCCAATTTATCGTATTCTTTGGATTAAGAAGAAATACTTTGATATGGCAATGGGCATGGTTTTGAATGAAACTGGTGTCCGCAATGGTGCTGGCATGGATTTGTTTGATACCACAATGATTCGTGATGGCTGGGCGGTAACGCACAAAGAAGCAATCGCAGTCGGTTACTTCACAATCTAAGGAGAAAATAAAATGACAGTATATAACCTTGCAGTTGGCGGTGGTCGAATCCGCAATATGTCTTGCGGTGGCGTGTTCTATCCGCAAAATTACCCTAGTTGCTGCGACTTGGGCGGCCCTGATACAGCGCACAACGAAAATGCTAATCAGTATTTCCGTGCGTTGAACTTTGGCGGCGAAAAGGCTTTGGCTTGCTGGTGTGATGAGAATAGCGCAAACATCGCCGCTGGTGATAAGTTGGTTCTATTCCCAATTCACGCAGGTCACTTGGCAAAATCTTTGTCATTCCGTAACATTCACGGCTGTGCTGGCTTGAAGTATCACTTTGAAGTCATTGATTTGGCTGCATTGGAAGCTAACCCTGCTGCTGCACCTGAGTTGACATTTGATGCTGTTGATGGCGCGGTTTCTGTAGATGCTTGGGTTGATATCACAGCATTGAATGGCGGAGAGCCTTATTTCGGTAAAGTGTTTGGAACTGTTGCTGGCAAACCTTGTGCAGAACATAAAGTTTTGGCTTTGGTTCTTGACGCGCTCCCAGTTGATGGTGCAGAGCCTGCTTCTGGCGTATGTGTTCCATGTACACAGTTGAAGCTCGGCTGCGGTGGAAACTGCAAATTGTCTTGCATTAATGTCGAAGTTACCGTTCCTGTAGAGGTTCACGGCGGCTTGCGTACAGTTTAAACCAAGACTATTGTAAGTTTAATGTAAGTTAGTGGTAAGATATGGGGGCGGTGTAAGACCCGTCCCTGTATTTTTACCACTACTAAACATGCAAGCTAACGCAAGAGACCACAATCACAAATTAGCCCACAACTTCAAATACGGTTATTCCGTAAACATTGATGTTGAAAAGGGGCAAGAGTTTGGAACATTTAATGTAATTAATCGAGACAAGACAGGCGTTTTTTACGCTATTCATGGCTCAGGATTTTCCAAAGTAGCTGCTTATTACACCGACGAAATGGTGACTGATGACCCAGCAAGTAGGCTGCATCACTTTACAAACGTGATGGATGTCATCGAAGGGCGAAAGTCAAACAAAGCATTAGGTGTTTTGGTTCGACAAGCTGGTTTAGAAGACAATGCAGAAGCATTAAAAAATGTGTTAGCTGAATTTGGCGCAAGTGGCAGCGTAAATGCAGATAGGATTAACTTAGCATCTGAAATAGTTGCAGCAGCTAAAGAGGGCGCTAACTTAGACATGAAGGATTACCTCTGATGAATCCATACGTTAACGGCGACGATATGCCAGTAGAGCATAAAAAGGCTTACTGGTATGTATTTAATACCCAAGAGCGAGACGGGTACTTTGCAGCAATTGATAAACAGCCATATTTTCCAGAGGAAATGACGCAGTTTGTAGTTAAGTCATTCGATGATTACTTAACAAAAAATCAACTGGATGTAGAGATTGCCCGAATCTTAGGTGTCCGATTAGATGCTATTGATTTGCCAGAAGAGCAAAAAGATTACATCAAAAAAGAAGTCAAGCTAAAAGAGTTTGCAATGCACTGGGAAAAGTGGCGTAACGAAACTAAATTTAGCATTCGAGCTTACGCAAAGCAAGTCCTCAGTTTTGGTTATGAAAAAGGCGGTGTAAAAATCCATGATTCTGATGCAACAAGGCTAAACAACCAAGACCCTACTGTTCCTGACGAAATCATAAACATAGCGTATGACCAAATGATGCGCTGGAAAATGAATCGAGAAGCCAATGTTTTGTAGTTTTCTAACAAAAAAGGTTTGACATGTCCTGCGAAACATTAAGCCAGTGGGTTGAAAAGCTGCGTATCCTTTCGGTTGACCGAGAGGATATTTCATTTCCGCTAGACGAAAAGGTAAACGCACTAAACATGGCGGTACAAGCCATATCTTTAATGCGTCCTGATTTGTACACGGAAACTATCGAGGTTGAGCTAAAAGCTGGAGCGGAACAAACTTTACCCACGGGCGTAACTGCTATCGTTGGTGATATTCGCACCATCTGTATTGGCAAAGACGGCAAACAAACTGATGGCAATGTTGCAAAAATAGCTGACGAAGGCGAAGTCAGAGCATTTTCTTTTTTCAAAGACAAGAAATGCCTTGGTGAAAATGCAAAATACACAAGCGACAACACATGCTCAAAATGGCAGCTTGGCAGTTACACGCATGACCCACGCGCACCGCAAAGGTTGCTTGTACAACCTCCTATTCCAGACGGTTTAAAGCCTAAAATCAAAGTAGTTGTACAGCGTTGTCCCGATTGTTTCACATGGAACACAGACAAAGACAAAGAACTGCCTTGTAAGTATGGAACTGCTATTGCAGAATATGCACTTTATGCTTTATACAACACCGAGCAAGAGAGCGAGTATTCAAAAGCTAGGGCAGATTCGCACTTTAAGCGATACACGGACTTGATGGGACTTGGTTATCGTGCTGATTCACGTTATGGAAGCGGGTACTACTTAGGGCAGGTTGGCGACAAGGACATTGGCGTTGTAAGGGGTTGATACGCTTGCAATTAGTGGTCATTGTGTGAAAATGTCAATATGCAAACTGTACCATTATCGGCATTTTTCCCTACTGTATTAAGCATAGCTTCAACAGCTTCTACCGCTGCGGCTGAACACTTTATTCTGCAAGCTGCTATCGAAGCGGCAAAGCGTACTAGGTCAATCAAACAATCTAACGCTGTAGATGCTCAAGCAGGTGTAAGCGAATATCCTATTCCTTTGCAAGACGGCTACAGTTTAGTAGTGATTGAGCAGGTATCCGTTAACGGAGTTTGCTACAAGCCTACCAGAGAGCGCCCATGCCCTAAAGCGCCCGTTATCCAGCAACCAGATTGCAATAAACCATGCGAAACATCATGCCCTACAGTAAAGGCGTGTGATGCTGGCACATTACAAGGCAATTGCGGTACATCATGGGGTGGAAGTGGCACGTTCTACGTTAACGCTGGTACGAGCATCATACTTGACCCAGCTCCAGTAAGTGATATTGATGGTGCAATTCAAGTCGAAATGGCTGTATCGCCTTCACGCTTTGCTTGTGAAGTTCCAATTGAGTTTTGGGAGCAGTGGAGTCAAGATATTTCAGAGGGCGCATTATCGAACCTTTTGCTGCAAATAGGCGCAAAACACTTCAAACCAGATTTGGCAGCCTACTATCAAAAAAAGTGGGAAAGGTCACTGCGTCGAATGAGAGGACAAAACTTTGTGAACTATGTAACTGGTGACGAAACAATCCGTCCTGAGGTGAATCTGTGGTGAAGTTCATTGAATTAACGCCTGAATCGTCTAAAGTGTGCTTTCCCGTACCGAGAGTAAGCAGCAAGCCTTTCCCGATTAACAATTTGACAATGCGGGTGACGCGAGAGGGGCAAAAGAACCCGATTGCAGAATATCCAGTTGAGTATGGCGAATCGGGAACTATTTGTTTTTTGATTGACGATGATTTAACAAGCGCAAAAGCAGGTTGGTACATTGGTGTTATCAGGCATTGTGGAAAACCTGTGCATAACATGCGAATGAAAGTGCCAAGATATACGTTTGGCGCTGCTTCGGTGATAGATTCAAAGTACGATTGTGGAGATGGCGATTGTGCTACAGAAGAAAAGTGTCAGACACAAGAGTGTGTAGCTACTTGCGGCGGTTGCAGCAAAGGCTGCTTGGGTTGTAACAAGGACTAAATATGTTTATAGGCTTAGATGGGGTGATTGAATCCCTAACAAATTCAATATCAGCAACAGAGACTGAAATCCCTGTCAGCGGTAGTGTCGCTACATTAATTGGAACAAACACTAGCAAACTACGAATTACAGACGGCGTTTACACTGAATATGTCAAAGTAACTGGCGTATCAGGAACTAAGCTAACAGTTGTACGTGGTCAAGATAGCACTACTGCGAGGTCATGGGCTTCTGGTGCGTGTGTTAGTTACGTTATGACAACAGCTACTGTATGTGAACTTATAGCCCAAGGCGGTTGCGGAACAACGGGAGCTTGCACTGCTGTAACCTACGGAACAAAAAGCGTTCCACAAGCCGTTATAGGTGTTCCTTGGAGCGCAGTTGTTGCTTTTGCCAATTCTACATCCGTAAGCGTAGAAGCAAAACCATCATGGGCTTCTGCTGTAATCAATACTGGCGTTGCTATCCTGACTGGAACACCGCCAGTAGGAGCAGTTACCGAGCCTTTGATTGTCAAAGCAAATGGTTGTAACGCAAGTGTAGTAGTTGTACATGATTCTGTCAGTATTTGTGAACAGGTGGGCACATGATAACTCTAACATTCCCAAACGCTACTAAGGGCATACCTTACAACGAGTGCGTTGAAATATCAGGCACTTTACCGATTAAGTTACTTAGCTCAAATGTAGAAGGTGTCAAGATTGTGGGCAATATGCTTTGCGTAAGCATTGCAAATCCTCAGTCAGACATTGATATTGCGGTATCGCTTCAAGGCGCTTGCACAACTTGTAAGCCAGTCACAGCATCAGGTGGAATAGTTGTGAGCGCAGGCGGGTGTGAATGTACGCCAGTTTCAATAGCATCTCAAACCGTGCCACCTTTGGTTTTAGGTGAAGATTATTATGCAGCTATTGAAATTAGCGGTACAGGACCGTTTGAGTTTTGCGGCGCAAGTGTCCCACGTTGTATGAATGCAAAGATTAGCGGCAATATTGTGACTATTTCAGGCAAGCCAGAAGTTGCAGGCGCTGTTATTTTCAGCGTTAAATCAACGTGTGAGCCGTGTTCTGACTGCGTAACATTTCGGATTGATTAAACATGACTTGTACAACAACTAGTACAACTGACGAAAATGGGTTGACTATTACGCCTACAGAAATAGGTTATGGTTGTGCGCCTGTGTGTACAGAGTGTGAGCCGCCAGCAAGTCAAACGCTAACAATCAACGTAGAACAAGGCGAAACATTTAGTCAGACACTAAACCCTGATTCAAGTGCGCCACAAACGGTAAATGCCGTCAGTACGGACGGGTGGGCTATTGCAGAGGTAGTCGGTGGACTGGCGGTTCTAAACGGAACTGCGCCAAATGTACAAGGCACATACCCGCAAGTTATCATCGTAAGTAACGAGTGCGGTCAAGCAACAGTAGTTGTAAAGATTATCGTCGCACCACCTCCATGCACTCCTACAGCAGATATTACTAATGATATTAGTGTGGCGACGTCAGATAAAAAGGTAGATGGAAAAGTTGGTTTAGCAACTAGCGGACAAACGATTGTTTCAAAAACATTGCCATCAGGTGTAAGCGCAGTTATTTATGGCTCTGAGCTACAAGTAACAGGAACTTACAACGGCACATTGCCAGCAGCTTATTCGATAGTTGTCAAAGGTGATTGCGGAAACTATACGGTAAGCGGTTCATTAACAGAATGCGTTGCTATTGTCCAAACTGGAACAACAGGTTCAAGTGAGTTAGAGAACGGCGTACCGTCAACTTATTGTGCGACTGTTAGTGGCGTTGGTGTATCTGTAACAAGTGCATCAGGTATGCCAACAGGCATTAGCTTTCAGGTAACGCAGCTTACGCCAACAACTAGCAGTATCTGTTTGATTGGCGCTCCTAGTGGATTGCCAGAAAAAGGTGAAGTTAAGTTATCGCTTGCGAATGCGTGTGGTAAATTAGATTTGACACTGCCGTACACAAAGAAAGTACCAGTAGAAGGTGCTTGCACGGAAACAGCCAAAGTAAGCGAGACTGGAGCGCAAACATTTACCTACGGTGTAGCAGGCTCACTCTGCTACACCTACACAGGTCAAGCGTTGACAATGATTAACGCTGATACACCACCATTAGGATTGACAATGGCGGTAAGCGGCACAGGCCCGTGGACGGTTTGTTTATCAGGAACACCTGTACTTGATTTAGGCATTGGCAATGGAACATCGGGCAGTGTTAGCTTTGAATTAAAAGGTGATTGCGGCACAACCAGCCACAATATTCCTTACATTATTCCAGCACAGCCAGCCACGCCTACATATTGTG